GATCATCCACAACGGAAGGGGCTGGTGATGCTCTCCGGAATCTGGAATGCCCTAATCGCCTTCCTGGTCTGGCTCTCGTCGGACCCGAGGTCCGTCGACCTCGAGGCCCCGAAGGCCGCCGCGGCCGTGTCGGCCGCTCGTGCCTCGATGCTCGTCGACGCTCCGGCCCCGCCGTCGCCGACGCCGCAGGTCTGCGACTGCGGGAAGACGTGCGTCCGCGGAGTCTGGAAGCCCGACGGGAAGATCGAGCAACGCTGCGGCTGCAAGTGCCCGCGATGCGTCGCGGAGCGTGCGAAGACATGCACGTCGGGGACGTGTCGCTGAACGTCCTACCGTAGAACGCTCCGCGAGATTCTGCCGCGGCGGCCTCTCATATCGTGATGTGCGGTAAGGACACCACCAGACACACGAAGGGACTCCCCCATGCCGTCGCCACGACTCGCTCGCCTCCAGGACGAAGCCGCCCAGATCGCCACCGAGATCGAGACCCTCCGCTCGGTCGAGCCCTCGAACGACGAGGAGCGGACCCGGATCGAGGAGCGGCTCGCGGGCCTGATCGCGAAGGCCGACATCGTGTCGAAGGACGCCGGCTCGGAGCGTGACCTCGACGAGAAGCTCGCCGGCCTCCGGAAGGTGACCGGCTCGGCCTCGTCTCCGAAGGTTGCCGAGAAGGCAGCCGTCGAAGACTTCCAGGAGCCCGCCGACGTGCGGAGCGGGATCAAGCTCTTCAGCTCGCGGCGTGCTGCCGAGGCTGTCGGCTCGTACCTGAAGGCCCTCTACACGGGCGAGACCCGAGCGATGGGCGAGACCTCCAGCACCTACGACGGGATCGGTGCCGAGTACGTTTACAAGGAGCTGTACGGCGCGATCGTCAACCGGCTCCAGTACGCGTCGGTCGCTCTCCAGCTCGCGACGGTCGTCCGGCCCCGCGGCCAGAAGATCGACTTCCCGAAGGTCGGCGACGCGACCGCGTCGCTCGTGGCCGAAGGGACCGCGACGACCGATCAGGACCTTGTGTCCTCGGTCGGTGCCCTGACCATGTACGAGATGCGTGGATCGGTCGCGATCTCGCGAAGCCTGATCGAGGACTCGCCGCTCGACGTGGCCGGCCTCGTGGCGGAGCGGTTCGCTCTGGCCTACGCTCAGAAGATGGACTCCCTCTGGCTCGCGGGCCAGGCGTCGAACCCGACGATCGGTGGCCTCGCGGCTGCTGTCGCTGGCGGCAACACGATCACCGTGGCTGCCGGCTCCACGGCGACGAGCCTCGCGAACCTGGCCGACGTGGTCGGTAAGGTCGACGAGACCGTGATGGGGACCGCCTCGTGGGTCTGCTCGCGTGCTGGCTGGGTCGACCTGATGAAGATCTGGTCCGCTCAGCAGACGACCCTCACGGTCGGCGGCGGTCGGGTGGTTCCGACCATCTTCGGTGCCCCTGTTTACCTCGTGAAGGGTCTCCCCTCCACGACGCTCGCCCTCTACGGCGACTTCTCGATGTCGACGGTGGTCGGCCTGAAGGACAGCGGCCTCGAGATCGAAGCGGGCCGAGAGATCCTGATGCGGAACCGCCAGGTTCTCTACGTCGCGAACACCCGGTTCGGCGTGAGCAACCACGCTCCGGAGTTCGTGGGTCGCCTCGCGAAGGCCTGACCCTCGACGATGTGATTCTCGGGGGCCGGGGCTGGCAGGGATGCCGGCCCCGGCTCTCTGACTATAGGGACCTCCGGAGGCGAGCATGGCGAAGCCCGACACGATCCGCGTCCTCCAGTGGCCTATCGTCGAGCCGGTGACGCTCACCGACGCGAAGGCCCAGGTCTCGCTCGCCCAGGACCAGACCGAACACGATCGGTTCCTCCTAGATAAAATCGCGGCCGCCCGGCGGCTGATCGAGCGGCGGCTCTCGGTGACGCTCGTCGCGACCCAGTATCGGGCGACGTGGCAGACGGGCGGCGACGTGCTCGACCTGCCGGCTCCTCCGGTCCTGATCTCGGGCAACTATCCGATCACGGTCACCGTCGACGGGACGGCCCTGGCCTCGACCGACTACGAGGTCGACCAGGACGCGTTCCCGGCGACCCTGACGCTCGACACCGCGACGACCGGGAAGGTCGTCGTCGTCTACTGGGGAGGCGTTGCTCCTGGCGGCGTGATCGAGCCCACGATCCGCTCAGCCCTCCTGGCCTACGTCAACCACTCGTTCGAGAATCGCGGCGTCCTCAACACCGAAGGCGGCGGCGAGCTGCCCCAGGCCTTCGAGACGCTCCTCGCGGCCAGCTCGTGGAACGGAGGCTGGTAATGGCACGAGCTGCCGGCCGCTATCGCGAGGTCTTCGTCCTGGAGCGACCCGTCCGCACGCGAAACGCGGCCGGCGGGACCGTCGAGACCTGGGAGACGGTCGCGACGATCTTCGGCTCCTACGAGGCCACGTCCTATAACGAGCAGGCCCGACGCGGCCAGGTCGGTGGCGGGATCTCGGCCACGGTCTACACGCGTTACCGCTCCGGGCTGGCAGGCGACCAGCGGCTTCGCTGGCTCGCCCGCGGCGGCAGGCTCCTCTATATCTCGGCCGTCGTCGAGCAGGGGAACCGCGAGGACCTGGAGCTGACCGTCGAGGAGCAGGTCGCATGATCTCTATTTCGTGGAGCGACATGGGCGGCCAGATCGGTGAGCTGATGAAGCGATACGACGAGCTGCCGCGAAGTGTCGCGAAGAAACACCTACAGGCCGCCATGAAGCGGGCCGGGAAGGATGCCGTCAAGATCCTGAAGGCCAACACGCCGAAGGGCGGCGGCCGCCGCGTGAAGGCTGCCGTCGTTCGCGGCGAGCTGAAGGAGAACTACAAGCGACGTGGCGGATCGCTCCGAAAGGCTGCGACGTTCACCGCGAAATACATCGGCCGGAATAAGGACGGCAGCGTGATCGGAGTCGTCGGCTACAAGTACGGTTTCGAGTCGCGAAAAGCGATCTGGCTGGAGTTCGGTACGAGTCGCGGGATCGAGCCGCGAAAGATCATCGATAAAACGCTCGCGGCCTCACGATCGGTCGTCCTCGCCAAGCTAGAGGTCGAAATGGCTGCGGCCCTCGACAAGGCCGTCGCCGAGGCAAACTCGCCTATGCGACCAGGCATGTCGAAACGCGGTCTCGCTGCCGGCGTCGCCCCACGATAGGAACAACCAGTGCCTACCCCGCACGTCTGGCTAAAGGAAGCGATCGAGAACGCCACGTCGGCCACGGCCTGGCCGGTCGGCATGACCGGCACCCAGTCGCCTCCCTTCACTATCTACGCTCGCGAGGCGACGAGCCGCGAGCAGGTCCTCGCCGACACGTTCGACGACACCCCGGCCGCCGACCAGGTGAACCCGGTCGCCCGGTTCCTGGTGGCGGTCTACGCCGACGACTACGTCCAGGCTTGGACGCTCGCCGGGCAGATCACCGCGGCGATCCACAAGTTCGCCGGCACCGCCGACGGGACGACGGTCGAGCACTGCCTGGTTCTCGACGAGCGAGACGGCCAGCCCGACTACCTCGAGGGCCGCGAGACGCCGACCTACACGGTCGAGCTGTCGGTCGAGATCCGCTGGGCCGAGTGAGATTCGCCCCGCTACGACGGCCATAAAATCGACCACGCCCGACACAGGAGCAGACCATGCCGATCTCCACACTGACCTCGCCAGGCCCGACGATTCCGTCCGGCGCGAAGACGATCTCCCTGAAGGACATCGAGACTTCCGGCGCGACCGCGAAGGAAGACGTGACGGTCCTCGGGGACTCGACGCGACAGTATGCGGCCCCTCCGCTGGTCGAAGGCGGGACGAACACCGCGACGAAGACGGTGTCCGTGTCGGGCAATCTCAAGAGCGACACCACGCTCGCGATCACGGCGGCCGCCACTACGACCGGCTGGATCTGCGAATCGTTCGAGAAGTCGTACGAGGTCGGTAAATACGCGACGTTTTCGGTCGAGTTCTCCTACTATCCGCCCGCGGCATAAGGAGCAGCAGACGTGCCAGATCCCGTAACGTTCACCAGCTCGCAGGGGTTCAACGCGTTCGGCGTTTCCGGCGCGACGAAGGTCTCCGTGAAGGTCTCGCGGAAGTCTGACGTGACGCCGCAGCTCGACGCCTCGACGCTGTCGATCGCTCACGGCGGGACTCGCGTCTACGAGAACGGCCTGACGGACAACGGGCAAAACTCAAACTCCGGCGCGATCGTGACGGTGACGATCGACGGCCTGGGGGCAACGAAGCCCACGAAGGGGACCACGATCACGGCCGAGGGGGTCACCTGTAAGTGCATGGACTCCACGAGCGACGACTCCGTGGGCGAGCTGAAGAAGTGGTCGGCGAACTACACCTCCGACTATGCGGCTTGACGTAAGGGAGGCCGGTCACGATGCCGACTCCTTCGTCGCAGGGATCAAGCTGTAGTTTCAACGGCCAAACTCTTGGCCGAATGACGCGGTTCCGGATCTCTCCAGGGGCCGCCGTGTTCGCCGAAAAGACGAACATCACGAGCGAGGTCGTCGGCTCCGGCGCGAACGCCCGGATCGTGAAAACCTACGACTGTGTCGCGATTGATCCGGGGACGGTCGAGGTCACACTTTACGGGTGCCCTCCTTACACGAACGCCCAGATCGGCTCCCGTGGGACCGTTTCGGTGTCGTTCGAAGGTGGGTCGCTGTCGAGACCGGCTTACCTCGAGACCTTCGATGTGACCGGCAGCGTCGGCGAGTTTCTCGTGGGCCAGGCCGTATTCAAACTGACAGGTGAGGGACAATGAGCCTCCTCGACAATATCTCCGAAACGCTCCTCGTGAATCCGCCCGGCTATAGCGAGCCGGTCTACTTCCGCTATCCGACGTTCGCCGAATGGCACGGCCTGGCGATGGCTCACAGGGACCTCGACGGCGGCGCTCCTCCGGCCGAGCTGATCGTGAAGACGCTCGCCACCTGCCTCTGCGACGCGAGCGGAAAGCCGCTCGGGTCCGAGGCGTCGAAGGTCATGCTCGCCAGCCATCGTCGCGTGATGTGGCTCTACAAGAAGGCCTGGGCGACGGTCCTCCTGTCCGACGACCAGGTCGTGGGAGAGATCGAAAAAAACTAAGAAGCCAGACGGGACGCGTCGAACGATTCGTTTACCGTCTGGCGGCCCACCTAGGGATCGGGAACGTCGAACAATGGAAACGCGAACTAACTCTCGACCAGCTCCACAAGTGGATCGCGTATTACCGCGTCGAGCCATTCGGCGAGGACTGGCTCCGGGAGGCACGGGCGACCATGTTCACGATCGCGGCTCTCGGTGCGAAGCCGGGGTCCGACTTCGTCGACGTGTTCCTTCCGAACTATGACCCCGACCGGGAGATGACCGAGGACGAGATCGCGGAGAAGCTGAAGGGCTGGACCAAGGAAGGAGGGTAGTGTGGCGTCGATCGGAAAAGTGTCGGCCGTATTCACCGCGTCCACGTCCGGACTCACGTCCGGAGTGAAGGCCGCCTCCTCGTCGTTTCGTAGCCTCCAGTCGGATACGAAGGGGCTAGAGTCTGCGATGAAGACCCTCGTCGCGGTGAACGTGACTCAGCTCTTCGCGTCTGTCGCCTCCGCGGCGATCTCAAGCGTGCGGAGTCTCGTCTCGTTCGGTCAGGCCCAGGCCGACATAGTCGACAACGCGAGCAAACTCGCCGCCCGGCTGGGCATGACCTACGGAGAGTTCGCAGGCCTATCGCTCGCGGCAGACCTGGCGGGTGTCTCCATGGACACGATCGGCAAGGCCTCACAGAAGGCCGAGATCGCGTTCGCGAAGGCGGCCGGCGGATCGAAGGTTGCGACGGCCGCCTTCGCCGGCCTCGGCCTATCGGTGGAGCAGTTGAACGCGATGTCGGCCGCCGATCGTTTCGACGCGATTGCCTCCTCGATCGCGGCCCTGCCGACCGAGGCCCAGCGGGCCGCCGCTGCCGTTCAAATCTTTGGCAAGGCTGGGGCCGAGCTGCTCCCGCTCTTCTCCGGCGGGGCTGAAGGGATCGCGGCCGCTCGCGAGCAGGCCGAGCGACTCGGGCTGACGCTAACGAACGCCCAGGGCCAGAACGTCGAGGCGATGAACGACTCGTTCACGATGGTCGCAAAGTCGATCGAGGGAGTCGTCCAGCAGGTCGTCGCGTACCTCGCCCCGGCGATCACTGCGATCTCCGAGCAGTTCACGACGCTGGTCGGAGACATCGGCGGAGCCAACATCGGCCAGGCGATCGGGGCGGGGATCCTACAGGGGGCAAGATTCCTGGCCGGGATCGGAGACTACCTGATCGAGAACTTCGGGTCGACGTTCTCTTACCTGTCGCAGGTCGGCCAGCAATGGGGAGACGTGGGCGACCTGATGAACCGGACGGCCTCCTTCCTGTCAGGCGTTTTCAACGGAGCCCAGGCCGGCCTCGGGATGATCGTCCTCGGATTTACTGGGGCCTTCGAGGGCCTCGCGACGGTGGCGAAGGAGATCGGCTCGTATCTCGGTTTCGATACGTCGACGCTCGACGCTGTCGTCGCCGGGGCCTCGGCATTCAATCAATCAATCTCGGACGGGATCACGACGAACGTCGAGCAGATGCAAGCCGGATTCAATGCCGCGTTCGCCGACAACGCTCCGAACGTCGGGCAGGCTATCGCCGGCCCTCTCGTGACCTCGCTCGACGCGTCGATCGCGGCAGCCGAGGCCGCGGCAAACTCCGTCGACGAGGCGTCTAGAACGCCCGTCGAGCTGAAGCAGACCGTCGTGGTCGACGTGGCCCAGGCGATCAAGGGTATCGACTCTCGGTCGACCGAAGGGATCACCGAGATGTTCCGGATCATGCGAGGCGGGGCCGGTGACGTGCAGGAGCAGCAGCTCTCCGTCCTCGAGGAGATCGCCGCCAACACGGGCGGCGAAGGCTTCACCGTCGTCGAGGACTTCTAATGGCTGTCGTCTCCTACCAGCGGATCCTCGACGGAGCCTCGCTCTCCGGCAAGTTCGGCGAGTCGCTCCAGGCGACCGAACGCTGGCAGGTCCGCGTCGACTCGCCGACGACGACCCGCCTCGAGATCCTTCAGACACTCGCCACCGGCGGGATCGTGTGGGGTGCCTCACACCCCGAGTTTTCCGCGCTGAAGGCGATGGAGTTCACGCTCGACGCCGAAGGCCGCGAGGGAATGCGGTGGATGTTCGCGGTCAAGTATTACGTCCCGCCCCCCTCGAAGACGCCCCAGGCCTCGGGGATCCCGAAGGACTCCTGGGAGAGAAGCGGCGGGACCGCGACCGTCCCGGTCTTCCGCGACACGAGCGGAGTCTCAATCACGAACGCGGCCGGCGATCCGCTCGAAGGCCTGGAGCGAGAGCGCGAGGAGGTCGCCTGGTCGCTCGTGAAGTGCTACGAGACGGACGCGGCCTTCGGGTCTGCCGCCAGTGCCTACGCCGGGAAGTTGAACAACGCGAGCTGGAGCAACTACCCCGAAAAAACGGTGAAGTGTTACCTGAAGAGCGCGAAGAAGGTCAGCGTCTCGAAGCTCGACGGAACGGAAGACGGGGCGACTCTCGACTACATCGAGGCCCACTGGGAGTTTCGGTACGACCCCGACACCTGGAAATGCAAGCCGTGGGACGTTGGCTTCATGGAGAAGGTCAGCGGCGAGCGGAAGACGATCACCGGCAACGACGGGAAGCCGGTGAAGCAACCGGTCGCCCTCAACAACGACGGCACGAAGAAATCCGTCGGCCAGAAGCCGACCGTGATCAACAACGGGGCCGGCGTCGACATCTACGAGACCGCTGACTTCACGACCGGCTTCGGGGCGCCGGTCTTCATCGCATGACCAAGCCAGTCGCATTCTCCGAGGACGGAGCCCGTCGCGTGATCGCGGCGACGAAGGCCCACGAGGCCGGGAATCGCGACATGCCGGGGATCCGGTTTCGCGATGTAGGGGGCGACACCGATGACTACTCGCTCCGGCTGTGTAAGACCTCGGCCGCGTTCAATAAGGGCACGGTGGCGACGCTGAACGTCTGG